TGGCCGAGATGCCGCCGGGGGCTCCTGTGATCTTTCTCGACGAACGGAACGAGGTCACCAACATGACGAAGTACCCTCGGTGAGAGTTCTGGAGCTAGGCTCCTACGTCATTCCGGCCTACGGCGGCATGATCCTCGCCGAGCAGGGGCACGCGGTCGAAAAGTGGATCTCGCCGACGACTGACGATCCGGTACTCGGGCTGAAACGAGGCGGTGAACTCTGGTCCTGGCTCAACGCCGGGAAGAGCGTCCACCCGGAACCGGCCGATCATGTGACAGAACTCGAAGTGGGCGAGTTCGACGTGATCATCGACAATATCCGGGCTTCCACCTGGAAGCGCTGGGGTGTCGATCCCGCAGAGGTCGCAGCCCGGTTGCACATCCCCTGGATCGCCATGCGGGACGATTTCGACGGCCGGTCCTTCGATGCCATCGCCCAGGCGAGAGCCTGGGGAGATCATCTCGGGTATCTGCCCATCTACATCGGAGACACGACCGGGGGTCTGTGGCTTGCGCTGAAAGCTCTGTCGACTGTCTCTCAGGGACAGGCCGGGCTTCACATTCTCCGGCAGGCCGCCTGTCTGGCCAAGCTCGTCGAGGGTGAGCTGGTCGTCGAGGCGGATCGCTACGGATCGATACCGCCCTGGGACTCCCCCGGCACCTACGGTTCCGTAGGCAGCGCGGCCAGGGTCGAGTTCAAGGGCGAGACGGTGATGGAGCCCATGAGAGGGCCGCTCTGGCGGCGGCAGAACCTCCGGCACCAGAACGGCCGCTACGTTGTCTAGCCGTACAGCTCCTGCCAGTTGTCCGGGAAGTTCTTCAGGCCGAGCGCCCCGCGCCAGGGGATCTGAGGACAGGGCCGGGGGTTCCTCAGAAGCCAGTGGAACTGACCTTTCTCGGCCCACGACGAGGTCGAGTCGGTGACGACGCCGACGAGTTCGACGGTGCCTAGGATCACTCCTCGGGGCATCGGATTCGGGAGAGCGAATCCCGGCTGACCGGCTTCGGCGAGTTCGATGGGCTCCTCGACGATCGTCTTGCCCGCGTGGATGACCAGGGTCCCGGTCCACTTCGGGTCCCATGATCGGTTTTCGACGTCCTTGCCTCCGTGGATGATCAGCCAGGCCCACGGCTGCCGCACGGTAAGAATCTTTGTCACGCTGTTCCCTTCCTGTCGATCTACGTCCGTCTAATTATACAGCATGAGGGAGTTCGCCGTGGGGAAGGTCAAGGGCAGGGCTGGCACTCGGGAGCCCGAGCAGGTCGAGCGGGACAACAAGGCCGTCGAACTTCGCCGGAGGCATCTGACGTACGACCAGATCGCCAAGGAAATGGGGTACGCCTCGAAGTCCTCGGCCTACGCGGCGGTCAGACGCGGTCTCGCTGACTCCGTCATGGAGTCGAACGACGAGGTTCGCCAGCAGGAGGTCGACCGCCTCGACGAGCTGGCTCGCCGGGCACTTCGGGTGATCATGACCCCCCATTACAAGGTGTCCGGGCGGGAGATCGTCCGGGACCCGAAGAGCAGAGAGCCATTGATCGATGATCAGCCGGTTCTCAACGCGATCAACTCACTGCTCAAGATCATGGAGCGCCGTGCGGAACTCCTCGGGCTCAACGCGGTGCGTCGGGTCGAAGTCCTCACCATCGGCATGGTCGATCAGGAGATTGCCAGGCTGACCGCAGAACTGGCCGGGCGACTCGAACCGTCCGAGCATGAGGGCTAGGTCTCTCACCGACGTCAAACTGGCGAAGCTCGCGGAGCTTCGCCGACTTCGTGACGAACTGGATCGACTGGACCGACTCGACGCCATGAACGAACCCGGGTGGGATTCACCGGGGTCCATGGCGCAGATGCTCGACCCGACGATCATTCAGACCCCGGCTTTGCAACTGATCGACCGGGAGCTGGTCAACCTCGCCACCAGCGACGAGGTCGACCGCCTCATGATCTTCATGCCGCCACAGGAAGGGAAGAGCGAGCGCGTCTCCCATCGGCTCCCCGAGTGGCTTCTGAAGTTCAATCCGAACCTCAGGATCGCGATTATTTCCTACGCCGACGAGATGGCCCGGCGCTGGGGTGCCGACATCAAACTCGACGCCGAGACCTTCGACGGCACGGACGACACCGTCAATCTCGGCATTCGTCTCCGGGAGGACAGCAAGGCCGCCGGGCGCTGGCAGATCCAGGGTCGTAAAGGCGGCGTTTACTGTACCGGTGTCGGCGGATCACTGACGGGCAAGCCCGTCGACTGGCTGATCATCGATGACCCAATTAAAGATCTTGAAGCCGCGCAGTCGGCCAAGTACCGGGACCGGGCCAAGAGATTCTGGCAAGGTGTCGCCATCCCTCGTCTTGGTCCCGGGTCGAAGTGTGTGATTGTTCAGACCCGGTGGGACGAGGACGACCTATCCGGCTGGCTCCTGACAGAGCACCCGGGCCGGTGGCGAGTTGTCTCGATTCCCGCGATCTCCGAATCGGAAAGCGACCCGCTCGGCCGCCCGGTCGGCGAGGCGATGATCTCGGCTCGTGGTGAACGCGACTGGGACGCGATCAAGAAAGACGTCGGCGAGTACGTCTGGGCGGCTCTCTACCAGCAGCGCCCGGCCCCCGCAGAGGGCGGGATCTTCAAAAAGGACTGGTGGCGGGAGTACTCGCAGCCTCGATGGGTTGTCCGGGACGACGGCAGCTATGTCATCCCTGGTGCCGACGAGATCGTCTGTTCTTGGGACATGTCGTTCAAGGACGAGGACGACTCCGACTACGTCTGCGGTCAGGTCTGGGCCCGGTTCGGACTCCAGGTCTACCTCGTCGATCAGGTCCATGATCGGATGGACTTCGTCACCACCCGGCAGGCGGTGCGTCACCTGGCCGCCAAGTGGCCACAGGCCACGGCGAAGTTCGTTGAGGACAAGGCGAACGGTACGGCTGTGATCAACTCGCTGGCGCTCACCGTGTCCGGTCTGATCGCCATCGAGCCGGACGGTAACAAGATCTCTCGTGCTCGGGCCGTGTCACCGTTTGTCGAGGCCGGGCAGGTATACCTGCCGTCTCCCGAACTCTGCCCCTGGGTCGTCGGGTTCATCGACGAGCATGCTCTGTTCCCGAACGCCGTTCACGATGACCGGGTCGACACCATGTCCCAGGCCTTGAACCGGTTGCTGCTCAACCCGATCACCTCCGGGGAAATCGTCGGAGCCGACGACTTCGAAGAGATCACCAAGCAGATCAGCCCCTACTGAGATTCGGAGGCCCGTTGTGATCACCCGAGATCAGGAGATCGTGGCCGCGACTCTTCGCACCGCTTCCGAATGGATCAAAGACAAGGGAGACCGGATTCTCCTGATCGAAGCCGCCGCCAACGTCGCCGGTTCGGATCTTGGATGGTGCTGCCCGATGTGCGAAGAAATCCTCTGTGACGAGGGTTGCCCGCTGGCCGAGATCAGGGCGGCGGTCCAGTGAGTGTGATCAGTTCAATCCAGGAGACGTGGAACCGGGTGACCGGGCGGGCCGAGACCCGGCTGATCAACAGCCAGGACCGGGAGACCCTTCGACACATCTCTGAGATGAACGAATCCATGGCTCTGCTTGAACAGCAGATGCACGAGCCCGGCTGGCAGAGACTCACCGCCGATGCCGAGCAGGAGTTCACCAGAGACGGCCTCCGGCAGATCACCGCCGTGTGCCGGATCATGGCGATCAAGAACCCTCTGATCAAGCGCGGGCTCTCGCTCCGGCAGTCCTACATCTGGGGACAGGGTGTGGAGATCACAGCCCGGGACCCTAAGATCAACGATGTCATCCAACGGTTTCTCGACGACAACGTGTCGACCTTTTCCGGGGCTCAGGCCAGGACGGAACTCGACAGAGCCGTTCACACCGATGGGAACCTGTTCCTCTCTCTCTTCACTCAGCCCCTCGCCGGACGGGTCCGGGTCAGATCGATTCCCTGGGACGAGATCACCAAGACGATCACCAACCCCGAGGACAAGCAGGAGATCTGGTACTACCGCCGGGAGTGGTGGTCGGAGACGGTTGACCCGAGGTCCGGCGGAATCGTCACCTCCCGGAAGTCCCGCTACTATCCGGCGCTCGGCTACACACCTAGGATCCGGCCGCGCACGCTGAACTACCCGATCTATGGCGACAGCGGCGACGTCGCGGTTCAGTGGGACGCCCCCGTCTACCACCTCAAGGTGAACGGGCACCTTCACTGGGAGTGGGGGGTTCCTGACGTTTACGCGGCCGTCGACTGGGCGCTGGCTTACAAGGATTTCCTGACCGACTGGGCGACTCTTGTCAGGAGCCTGTCCCGGTTCGCCTGGCGGCTCACCGCCCCCGGGAGCAAGCAGGCACAAGCCCGAGCCAAGCTCTCGATGGCACCGGGAATCGACCCGGTCACAGGGGAGTTCAAGCACTCCGGAGCGACAGCACTTCAGTCTCCAGGGCAAACGCTGGAAGCGATTCCGAAGTCGGGTGCGACCATTGATTCGGAGTCCGGCCGACCGTTGGCCGCCATGGTCGCCGCCGCTCTCGACCTGCCCGTGACGATGCTTCTCGGCGACCCGGGCGTCACCGGGGCGAGAGCCACCGCTGAGACCCTGGACACTCCCACGGAGCGGGCCATGGATGCCCGCCGGGAGGTCTGGGGCGACGCGATCAATGCGATCCTTCAGTATGTGATCGCCGAGTCGGTGAAGGCTCCCGAGGGGATCCTCCGGGGAAAGGTCACCCGGGACGAGTACGACCAGGAGAAGATCACACTCTGGGGCAAGCGAGACGTCACGATCGACATCAGCTGGCCCGACCTCGACGAGGTCGATGTCGAGAAGATCGTCAAGTCGATCGTCGAGGCGGACGGCACCGGCCACATTCCACCGCTGGTCATCGCCCGGCTCCTGCTTGAAGCTCTCGGTGTCTCCGACGTCGACCAGATTCTGGAGAAGCTCACCGGCCCCGACGGAGAGTTCCTCTCGCCGACGATCGATGTCGGCCAGGCCGCAGCCTCCGCGTTCCGGCAAGGACAGGACCCGGCGGCTCTTCTGAACGGACCCCCGGAGCCTCTACCGAATGAACCGGCCTGATGGCCGTTCGCAGGAACGCTCTCTCGGCCGCCCGACGCTCTCGGGTCGACGTCGACCTGGCGCTAGATCAACTCACTCGGACGCTGACGGAATCCTGGGTCAAGGCGTGGGACGAACTCCGGCCGGAGTTCGAGAGAACCCTGAGAGATCTTGTCTCAGAAGGCTCAGGAGGCCGGGGGCCGTCGAGGGTGAGTATCCGTAAGGACGAGAGTCTCCAGTTCGCCATGGGCCGGGTCAGCCGCTCCATGCGCACCCTGACAACGGTCGCCAGGACCGAGACGCTCGTCGCCGTCCGGGCGGCGGTCAAGATCGGTGACGATTACCAAACGGAGATCATCGCCGCTCAGCTCCCTAAGGATCACCGGGGGATGGTGGAGTCCCGCAGAGGCGATCTGGTCGACATCTTCACCCGGACGTCCCGGAGGGTCTCGATTCTCGTCAGAGCCATACCTGATCATGTCGATACGGCCATGCGCCGGACGATCGCCAGGGTGGCCATGTCGAGGCTGCGGCCGGACACGTCCCAGATGCTACTCCGGAACACCGAGGCCGCGTTCAACCTCGGGCTATCCCGGGCGTTGGTGATCGCCAGGACAGAGGCTCTCGACGCGCACCGGCAAGCGGCGGCCGTCGGGCAGGCCGCCAACGCCGAAGTGCTCGAAGGATGGATCTGGCTGGCGCGGCTCGACCGGGACACCTGCTCGGCCTGCTTCGTCCTCCATGGCTCAGTCCATCCGCTCACTGAGATGGGCCCTGATGGACATCAGCAGTGCCGGTGCCAGCGAGTTCCCAAGGCCAAAAGCTGGAAGGAACTCGGCTTCGACATCCCGGAGCCCGACGATTTGATCCCGGATGGACAGTCGATCTTCAGATCGATGCCCCGGGAACATCAACTCAGGATCTTGGGACCAACTCGTCTTGATCTTCTTGACCGGGGCGACATCGAATGGGGGGATCTGGCCACCGAGCGCCGGACCCCCGGCTGGCGAAGGTCGTTCGTGCCTACACCGGTCAATCAACTGATCGAGGGGTGAATGATCATGCTGGAGCTTTTCGCGTTTCTCTGCTTCCTGGTGGCGGCCATCTGGTCCGGAGTCACACGCTCCTGGACTCTCGCCCTGGTCGCGGCCGGGCTGGCGCTCTGGGTCCTGGCCGGTGGTGACTTCCTCGACATCAACACAGGCAAATGATCATCTCGTCGGATGGGAGGAGAACCGTGTCAGATCTTGACGAGGCGAAGTACACCGCTCAGCAGATGCAGGACATGATGAAAAGCGGCATGGCCATGGCCAACGACAAGGGCGACCCGTCGTACCCGATCAAGGACAAGGAAGATCTCAGTAACGCGATCAAGGCCGTTGGCCGAGGCGGCGGGAGCCACGACGCCATCCGGAATCACATCATGTCCCGGGCCAAGGCCATGAAGATGCAGGACATGATCCCGGAGGACTGGTCCGGGGGGTCCAAGGGCAAGGCACCTGCCAAGAAGAAGGGAAATCCCTTCGCCGGTAAGGAGTCCGCAGATGCTCCAGCGACCGCGTCTGAGGTCGTTGAACTCGGGGAGGCTGTCAAGGGTACCGGCCGACGCCGTAAGATCCAGCTGATCACTGCGGGCTGGTCGAAGAACGGTCGCTACTACCCGGCGTCCGTCCTGGCCGATGCCGCCCGGAACAAGGTGTTCCCCGCCGGAACCCCGATGTACGCCGATCACCCGACCCTGACGGAGAAGGTGGAGAGGCCGGAGCGATCCATCCGGGATCTGGCCGCCCGGCTTGACTCCGACGCCCGGTATGAGAACGGGGCTCTCGTTTCCGAGGCCACCTCCTTCGGCACCTGGAACCAGATTCTGAACGGTCCTGACGGGCTGGCCGAGAACGTCGAGGTCTCCGTTCGCTGCTTCGGTGAACTCGCCGAGGGAACGGCCGAGGGCCGGGAAGGCCTGATCGTCGAACGGATCACCGAAGGCCGATCCGTCGATTTCGTCACCGAGGGCGCGGCCGGGGGCAAGGTGCTGGAACTTCTCGAAGCCGCTCAGAAGGACTTCGACGAGGCGGGCAGCATCGGGGCCTCGATCGAGGCTCGCATGCACACCGCGTTCACGATCATGTGTGACGAGATGTACGCCTGCGGCAAGCTCACCCGTGAAGAGCGGATCGGCCTGTCCAACAGTGTCGGCGACGCTCTGTCTTCGTTCGTCACCCGGGTCGAACGGGATCAGCCTCAGCTTTACGAACGCGAACCCTGGCAGGACCCGGATCAGGCCATCGGAGAATCCGCCACCGGCACGGAGACCGACTCCGATGAGACTTCGGCGGATCTTCCCGAATCCTCCACCGAGACCAGCGACACACCATCCCAGGAGGGAACAGAAATGACCGAATCTGCGAGTGCGGGAGCGCCCACGCCGGGCACGACCCGCGCGCTGGTCGAGGCGGAACTTGCCGAAGCCAGGCGGGAGCGTGACCTGGCGGTCGCGCGGGAGACGGCGCGTGCGCTGATCCCCCAGGCGCTGAAAGACGCCTACATCCCGCCGTCGACCGCCATCCGGATCACCGAATCCGTCATGGCCCAACTTCCTCTCAAGGACGGGCACCTCGATGAGTCGGCCCTCTACAAGGAGGTCGCCCGACAGGTCGAGCAGTCCGAGCGGGAGATGGCCGAGGCTCTTCAGGCAGCCGGTGTCGGCTCCCCCCGGGACCTGGGCTCCCCCGCCAGCCAGGGGTACGGCGTCGACAACGCCGAACTCGACGAACGGCTCAGCCGGGCTTTCACCAGCCTTGGCGGCATGACCGAATCGGCCGTTCAGCGGGCTGTTCAGGGACGGGGCTGATCTAGATGGCCAAGAACCGCCTCTATTCGATCGGCAATCGCCTGCCGATGAACGTGTCGGCGCTCAACGGCTCCGGCACCGGAAACCTCTGCCTCTCCGGCGACCCGGTCGCCTTCGGCAACGCCGGAGCGACCGGCGGAATCGGCGGAGTGTGCCTGACCTCGGAGAACTCCGCCGGGGTCGCCACCGTTCAGTTCGACGGCGTGTTCAACCTCGCCGTCACCGGTAAGAACGCGGCCGACGCGGACACTGCCGTCATCATCGGTGCGCCCCTGTACTGGGACGACACCTCCGGACAGCTCAACCTCGATAGCACTAACGGGATCAGGTTCGGCTACGCAATGGCTGCCGTCGTCGGCGGCGCGACCACGACCATCGCCGTCAAAGTCGGATACTGAGAGAGGCCGAGATGTCACAGTTCCTGGAACTCCTGGAAACGCTTCGAGCGGAGGACGCTTCGGTGTCCCGGCTCTTCGGCGACGCCGGAACGAGCATGCGCCGGATGCCGCGCAATTCCCCCAAGTACCGCCGGATGCTGGCCGAGGCCGCTGAGCTGGTCGAGGGCGTCTACTCGGGCAGGCGCCCGACGTACCACCTTCAGGAGGCCATGTCGGTCGACGACTTCCCGCTGCTCTTCGGCGACATCCTCGACCGTCAGCTCTTGGGCATGTACCAGGAGTGGCCGACTCAGTGGTCCATGATCGCCCGTCGGTCCACCGTCCGGGACTTCCGGACCGTGAACCGGTTCGTCACCGACGGTGCCGAGGCGATCCTGTCCGCTGTCCCGCCCGGCTCGGAATACCCCGAAGCCGCGATCTCCGAAGCGCGCTACCAGTACGCGGTCAGCAAGTACGGCCGCCGGGTCCCGCTGCTCTGGGAAACCTGGGTGAACGACGACCTCGACGGGCTCCGCTCCATCCCGGAGCGCCTCGCCAAGGCCGCTCGCATGTCCGAGGAGAAGTTCGTCACCGCTCTGTACGCCGCGTCCACCGGTCCGAACGGCACGTTTTTCAGCTCGGGCAACAAGAACATCGTGACGACCGGTACCGCCAACCCGGCATTTTCGATCACGGCGCTCGAAGCGGCGTTCAGCGTGATCTGGGCTCAGCGCGACGCCGACGGAAACCCGATCTTCACCGGGCCCCTGCGCCTCGTCGTCCCGCCCGCGCTGGCCGTCGCCGCTCGCAACGTCCTGAACTCCACCGAGATCCGCGTGGCTCTCGGTTCCGGGTCCTCCCTCGACCAGATCACCGCCAAGAACTGGATGAGCGGCGAGATCAGCGAACTGATCATCAACCCCTGGCTGCCGATCGTCTCCACGACCAACGGCAACACCTCGTGGTACCTCTTCGCCGACCCGGGCGTGGGACGCCCCGCCGTCGAAGTCGGATTCCTCCGGGGTAACGAGAGCCCGGCTCTGTTCGTGAAAAGCCCCGACGCCGTGCGCGTCGGCGGCGGCAGCGTTTCCCCCGAGGAGGGCGACTTCGACACGGACGGGATCAACTACCGGGTCAGGCACGTTTTCGGCGGCGTTCTGATGGAGCCGAAGGCGGCCTTCGCCAGCAACGGGACGAACTCCTGACATGGCGCGCAACCGTCTCTACGCGACCGGCCAGCACATTTCCGTGGTCTGTTCGCACCCCGCCACGCCACTGGCAGGCCAGCCCGTCAGGGTGGGTCCGCTGGTCGGCGTGGCGGAGTCGAACGAACGTACCGACGGAACCACGACGGTCGATTTCGGTCCGGCCGTCTACTCCCTGTCCGTCAAGGGTGTTGCGGACAGTGGCAACAGTGCCGTTGCCGTCGGCGATCAGCTCTACTATGTCGACGCCGATGTCAACGACGGCACCGGGTTCCTGTCCAAGAAGGACACCGGACGCTACGTCGGGGTCGCTCTCAGCACCGTTACCTCCGGGTCCACTGCGGCTGCCAGCGTGCTGGTCGGATCGGGATTCGGGGTCGGTCAGGCCAACCTTCCCTCCGGATTCCTCAAGGTCACTCTGGTCGCCGGAGGGGCGGCCGGAAACCTCACTCTGACGGGCATCGCGGTCGGTGACGAATTGGCCTTCGTCGGGGTGTTCACCACGGCGGCGTCGATCGCGACGCTGGCGGACCTGACGGCGGAGTTCTCGGTCACCGCGACGAACACGATCAACAACACTGGCGGTACCGCCACGACCAACAACCAGCTCATGGTCGTCTGGATCGACCGGACCTAAGGAGGACTCATGGCGAAGGACGAGTACCGCCCAGGGGTGCCCCCTGCGGTTATGAGCGGCGAGATGTGGAGCCGGGAGATCTGCGACCGCCTCGACGCGGTCATCGACCTGCTCACTGAGCAGAACAAGATCCTATCGGATCCTCCGGCGGTGTCGATCTCCGGCCCGGTCGAGCTGACCGAGCCCGCAGGAGCCAAGACCGCTCCGGCGAAGCCGACCCCGGCCAAGGCCGCTCCGGCGACTTCACGGGCGAGCACTCCGGCGAAGAAGTAGCGCGGATGAACGTCCCCCTGCTGAGTGTCGAGCATCGCTGGATCTGCCCGAATTGTGTTGCCACTAAGGTCACCCGGGAGGCCCGGCCACATACTCCGTTTCACCCGTGTTCAGGGATGGCCGGGTTGATGATCGCGTTCGTTCCGGATGGCACCGACTGCAAGATCGAAGCCGTCGAGCGACAGGACTACATCAACGGTGATCTTGTTCAGGTCGATGGCAACGGGCGACCGATCATGTCGTCGGTCACCACCTGGTCCGACCGGCAGGACTGCACCATCTACGCTCCGACGGCGACCCTCAGGGGGAGGTCATGACCTTCACCCGTGCGGGAGGAGCGGCTCACAATCCCGCAGTGACGACCGCTCCAAGAGAACTGACCGAGCTGAGAGCCAGGGTCTCCGCTCTCAAAAGTCTCTGCCTGCGGAGCATGAGCCTCGCCCCTGACCAGGGCCTCACGAATGCCGACACGGTGTGGCCGACCGAGGTTCTCGACGCTCTCGGGATTTACTACGGGCCTGGATCGGACCTGGCCGCTCAGGAACTCAAGGAGGGGGTAGGCCATGGCCTGGACCAACAGCAAGATCTTTAGGCAGTACCTTGCCGACATCATCGACAACACCACAGCGATGGATTACGGGTCCGACACCGTCAAGATCGCCATCTACGGGACCGGCATCACTCCCGACAATGACGTGACCGCTGCTAACTCGGCGTACAACACCGGTCAGTGGGTGACCGGTGGAGAGCTGATCAGTTCCACGGATTGGCCCGCTGGCGGGCTCACCCTGGCCTCGAAGACCATCGGTGTCGGCACTGCCGATCTGGTGACGATCGACGCGGCCGACTCGGCCTCCGGATCCAATGCGACCCTAGCGGGCGTCTTCGGGGGGCTCGTCTACGATGACACGATCGCCACGCCGGTCGCCAAGCAGGGGTTCTGTTACCTCTATTTCGGGGGCACTCAATCTGTCACCGCTGGGACGCTCACAGTCGTTTACGCGGCGGCGGGTCTGATGAGCTTCACGCTTTGACGATCCGGAGGTCCTGGCAACCTCACTCGTAAGATTCCAAGAGGGCGGGAGGTAGACCGGCTCATGGTGTATTCCCCTCAGACGTGGGTCGACGGGTCCGGAGGTGGCACTCCGATCACAGCGGCTCGCCTTGGCGTTCTTGAGACGGGGGTAAGAACCACCAGCCTCCCCATGTGGGTGGTCGATTCGGCAGGTGACGGCACTACGAACGTGTCCACAATCGCTCAGGCGGCGATCGATGCGGCGGCCACTGCGGGTGGCGGCCAGGTCGTGTTCGGGCCTGGCACCCACTGTGTCAAGTTGACCGCTAAGACCGGTGTTCACATTCGCGGTGCCGGGCACGGGGCGACGGTTCTCAAGCTTCCGAATTCCTCGGCGGCCAGCAGTGATGTGATCATCGGCAATGACTGGGCTGCTCAAACCGGAACCAACACGGGCGGCGGGCCGTATGCGTGGTCGATGTCATCGTTGAGCATCGACGGGAACAAGGCCAACAACGCCAGTGGCGGCTGCGGAATCAAGGTGTACGGCCGGGATTTCGTCCTGCGGGACATGAGGATCTACAACTGCAAGAGCAAGGGAATTCTCACCGAGTGGGCTTCAGGCAGCCCCGACTCCATTGGCATGGAGTCGTTGTGGAACAACGTCAAGGTTCATGACTGCGACGGGATCGGCTTCGATATCCAGGGCCCGCACGATTCTCACCTGGAAAACTGCATTGCGTATAACAACACCGCCGGAGGGTTCTCCGCGACAGGCAACGCCCACGCCACTCTGTTTAGGACCTGTCACGCATGGGGTGCCCAGGCATTCGGGGTCTTGCTCGGGCAGGAGGCGTGCGAGTGGGTTGACGGCCAGGCCGAAGTAGCGACCGGCGCTGGCGGTCTCATCTGCGTCAAGATCACGGCTAACGCCTGCAAGGTGCTGGGCGGAGTGGTGTTCAATCCCGATACTGCCGACACGTCAACGATCGGCATTCAGATCGGCGACGCCACCCACGCTGTGTATGGGACCAAGGTAGACACGTCGATCAACACGTGTGGCGGCGGAGCTATCAAATTCCTGAACAACATCGGCGGTGGCAACTACAAGATCATTGTATCGCAACCGATCGGTTCGGTTTTCAACGTCGGCTCAAGCCCCGCTATCGTCACCACTGATGATGTCATCGACGTCCCGAACATCCCTGGCGTGAATTCCAGTCAGCTTTCTCTCAATGGGGAGTTCGCTCGGAATATCATGTCATTCGGGTCTATCCGATGGCGGCTCGGCGTCCCTG